CTTCACGATTTTTAGCCTGTTCCTCAGCCTTCTTCATCTTTAATCGCTCAATGAACATAGCGTGTAATTTGGCATCGGAGTTAGAGCTGGAGTCACTGGGTGGTGCAGCTGGGACGAAAGAAGCAGCCCTAGGGTTAAACAAACGGCGAGTGTTAAGGCTCTTAACAAATGCATTGTCTTGCTCATTTTGCTGAGATTTGAAATTCTTGAGATAGAGGGCGTACTCCGCGTCGGCTTTGGCTTTGCACTCCTGGATACTCTCAACGTCTTTTTGATCAGGTGTAGGATTGCTCCCACTTAAGTTTTTATCGCCAATCAAAATTTCATCTCCTGTACCTTCGTGTTTCTTCTCCAAGTCATATGGTTCATCTGGTTCCCAATTAGGGGCAGCAGCGTCTATAGCGTGTTCAGCTTGGGCTATCGCTTCGCGTGCGTTGTCTTCATCAGAGACCAAGTTTGCCAAATCTTCTGGGTGCAACTTCTTCACGGCAGTCTCTAACATATCAAAGTCTATATACCCTTTGCAAGGCACCTCAACACACTCAAAACTGCCTACCTCAAGCATAACAGAGTGGTAATGTTCGGAGTCAAAACACAATGCAGGGGAAGCGAAGGTGCACACGGCCAATTTAATGGCGCTTTTAGGCTTCTTTTCTTTCTCCGAGACCCTTCTGTCACCGGCCCGTTTAGGTGCTCTGACACGATGCAAATGCGAATTGGCTGCACATTCCCTGCCACGAGGACAATCTTTCAATTTATCTTCAGGCCCGTCCCCTTTGTGGGAGCCAGCTCCACACTCGCCGACAACTAGCTTTCCATCTCGACGCGCGCAGGCATCGGCTTTGGTGACGAGTTTAAAGCCATCTTTCTCGTGAGCGCTGTACCAGAGTTTGTTGAAAGTGGGGTCAGGGTACTTCTGTCTCTCTTCCAAAGCCTTCAGCATTCGGAAGATGAACCGACTATCTGAGGTGGAGAAAAGCCCTTGGGAGAATTGATGAATCATCAATCGCTCTTGGCACATACAACCTGACAACTCTCGATCGTTACGTGGACAATGCCAGTTGGTGCACGCGTAAGCGCAATGGCACGCACAACTGGCAAACACATAACGACCTATCACCCCCGAATTCAAACCAAGCCTCGAACCCTCCACGCACTGTGGGCAAAATGGGTCGGTGTAAGGGCGAATAAGGTCAACAACACACGATGGAAGATACAAGGAGAGAGTAGGACCAAGGAACCGCTTGATCCATGTCACAGTGTCAGCAGCTCCCGAAATTGAAGGAGGGATCTTAACAGGGGAAGGACGATTTGAGTGCAACGGTTCAACTCTACTGGGTGGGATGAGATTGTCGTCATCGGAAAAGGGTGAATGGAAATGGGCGGTGACATACTCCAGCTCTTCCTCATCGTATGCCTCACCAGTTGGACCATCACCTTTGTGAGAGCCACTTCCACAGTTGCCCACAGCTTTCTTCCCATCCCCAGGGTCAGTCCGAGTAGCGGATGGAAGAGGTCGACGATAATCCATTACATTGACAAAATCATCTTGAGCCTCCGGCAGTTGACCAGGTTCCAAATCCCTGTAAACCTCCTTCTCCTCCAGGTAGATGGCTCGATCAGGTATCCCGCTGCAGTATTTACTCATCTCAGCCAAGGCCTCCACTATGGTGTAATCAAAGGGAGATGGACCGATGGGGAGTGCCGACTCGACGGGCCAATCCAGAGTCATGGAAAATTGTCGACACCAGTCTACCAAGCGCTCCCGACCAGGAGGTTTACAAGAAGAAGAACGCCCAGCCACGCAGTCACACAAATACCGAAAGAATGATTCCCTAGTGTAGGTTTTAGGTGGGAGTGAAGTCAACCCAGTGGCTGCAGTACGGTCAATGAGATCCACTATGATGGTACCAAAGCCGCCGGGTAACGGGCCGTCAATACCAAACTTAATATAGGGAGGAGCTAAAAGAGTACCTGTACCATCATACTTGAAAGACAAGTTCATTTGTATGGAGGAGCAACCGGTGTTAACATTGGTGGCTGGTATGACCAACTTGGAGTCTTGTTGATCATTGAACGCTTTGACAGCCACAATCCCACCATAAAAGGTGAAATTGAGTTTACCAAGATTGGAGATGGTGGCACTGTTTCCTCCATAATTTAAGGACAAGAAGAACACGGTGCCCGGGACGGTGGTGAGAGGGAAGACAATAGAAGTCAAATCGGGGTTAGGAATTATGCCTAGAGTGTTGACCCTAGGTTGGACGACATTAAGCGTGGTAGCTACAGGTCTCAACAAAGTGGTGGTGGCGGTACCATCTAAATCCATGTGAAACATGGGTCCTCCATAAGGCAAATCGGTACGAGGTTTGAACACTTCTATGTCATAAAGGCAATACAACTCAAAAGCCCCCGGGTAATTAGTGCCACCATCCACTGTGGCCACGTCGAGGAAGCCTAACGAGTACATCTGAGGGTCCTGGGGAACTTGTCCCGTCTCCCGCACTTTCAACAAAGACAAGAAAGTGGATTGGGGTGCACACTCCACTGGAATAGCTTGGTTGACACTAGGTTTAGCCGAAGTAGAGAACATGGTGTTAAGTATCTCACTCTTTGAAGAGGGAGCCCGTGATTCGACATCATAACGAACCGAGGCACACACAGAACCCATGCCTTGGGCGGTGCCGCCTGCATAATCTGAGGACAGAGTACGAATCATGAAGATAAGCCCCTTTATGCGGTATTGTCCATAATTGCTTGCAATTCTAGATAACCAAGGGAAGGTTTTAGCGGAGGATATGTCAATGGGAAAAGTGTTAACAGTGTACGCTGAAGTCATAGGTAGAGTCCCAAGGTATTCATGAAACTGGTAAGACGAAGACCCAGCACTCGTGTTAGTGTGCATGTTTGGGATAGATGAGCCAACGACAAAAGAGTTTTGCGAGACGGATTGTGCTAACTCTCCGCCAGAACCTTCCATTTTATAATCACCTTGACAGGTGATCATTTTAATGAGGTCTTTTGCGCGCTGAGCCAACCAACCACCAGCCTTAGCCCCGAGGTTACGGCCTAAATCTTCCATGTAGTCGCCCCTGCCCTTGATGACTCGATTTGAGCCAAAAGCTTTGCTGACTACTGCTGGATTTTTAGACATGGCCTTCTCCAAGAGCTTTTTCTGCGCCGAGAGCAACTTGTTGCGCTCTGCACGGTTCGCACTACTCTTCTTCTTAGTGCTGCGCTTCTTGCGCTCCCCAGGGCCATCGCCTTTGTGACTACCAGACCCACAATTTCCTACAGCTAATTTGCCGTCACTGTGGTACAAACATGTGATGCTGAGACTGGTAGGCGGGTGTTGTTGTGGATTTTTGATGTATGGGGATGCGTGATTGTGGTCACAATGATCTCTGTAGACACAGAAACCAAGGTGGTGGCCACGACTATTACTTAACATACTGTACATGATTTGGGTAAGAAAAATTTCAACTGTTTCTTGCTCTTCTAAATGGTTAGAGGTTTCATGAGGACCTGATCCATTCACCGTTGTATAACAACGGGTACCACTCCCAAGGGTGGGTCTCCAAAAGAAGACCCACGCGAGGTAAAGTAGTATCGAAGACATTTTCAACTTCGTAAATAAATTTGTTGTTTCGGGGCAATGTAGTCCCCTAAGACCGTGATCCGAAAATGATGTTCACTAAGCTACCTGACAGATGTCATTACGGGTAGTCATAGCAATATCGTTAGCGGACCGGCTGCAGGCCAGTCTATAAACCTGCATTACCATGGGAGTTTTCGCTCAATGTCGTAGAGGGGCCACGCTGACTGAAAAGAGGATAGATGAAAGAAGAACGAAATAGTTTAGCGAAAGCAAGTGAAAACTTGTAAAGCAAGGGAGTTTCCTCCAGCAACCCCCATGTGCTCATGGGGCTCGAGACAACAGTCTTAGAAGTGTACTTGTACACCTACATTTAAGACCGCCAGTGAGATTCTTGTACAACCTCATCTTAAAAGCCCCTCTCAACAGCAGGGTGAAAACAAG